GATCCCGAAGTTCGCCGTCATCCCGACCAGGGCCGACGTGAACTGCCCGCCGGCGTTCATCGTGCGCGTGAAGGACGACACGATGTTGGTCAGAAGTTTGACCAGACCCTCCGCCTGGGGGAGGAGCTGTTTGCCGATGGCCAGCGTGAGGCCCGTAAGGGAACCCTTGAGGGCGACGATCGCGTCATCGAGCTCGTCCGCGGCTGCGGCATCGACATCCGACATCACCAGACCGAGCCGCCGCGCCTCCTCGGTTAGTTTGTTTAAGCCCGCCCTCCCCAGGTTCAGGAACGGGATCAATTCAGCCCCGCTCCGGCCAAACAGTTTGATGGCCAGCGCCGATTTCTCGGCACCGTCCTCCATCCCAGCGAATCTCTCGGCGACGTCCAGCAGCACGTCCTCCATCGGACGGAGTTTTCCGCCGGCATCGGTAGCCGATACCCCGAGTGTCTGAAACGCCGCTTGGTTCATCTTCACGCCGGCGGCGGCGCCGAGCATGTTCTTGCTCAGGAACCTGAACCCGATCCCGAGCCCCTCTAGAGAGGACCCGCTCTTGTCAGCGGCAAGCTTGAACGCCGAAAGGACTGATGTCGAAACGCCGGTCTTCAGACTCATGTCATGGAGCGTGCTCCCATACTCGGCGGTCTTCTTCGCCATCGCCCCGAGGGCGCCGACGATGGCGAGGCCCATCCCCACCATGATCTTCCCGGTGGTCTGGTATTGCTTGCCGAGATCGGCCGCCTTCGACTTCATCCCGGCCATGTCCTTATCGACAGCCTTGATCGCCGCGCTCCAGCCAGTCTCGTCCATCACGAGTTTGGCGACGATGGAGCCGGCCAGGAATCCGCCCGGTGCGTTCATCGTATCACCTTCGCTTTCCGCGGAATGCCGCGGCGCCTCTTCTTGGCTGCAGGTTTGATTCCGGCCGCCCGTTGCGCCCGGCGGCGCTCCCGCTTCGCCTTCATCATCAGGTTCGCCTCCGCGATTAGCCTCGCGTTCTCCTTGTCCGCCCTGTCGATTTCATCCGCATCCTGGTCGAGCGCCTCCGCGCTTGCCATCAGGTCCCCCATTACCGTCCTGACCGTCTCCGGGCTCTCGTGTGGGAGGAGGCCGGCGCAGAACGCCTCCATCCTCCGGGCCAAGGATCTCCGGTTCGCCTCCGCGGCCCAGAAGAACAGGTCCCTGACATCCATCGCCAGGAACTCCGAAATCCCACCCGGGAAAAGGCCAGGGAACTCCCCGGCGACCAGACCTATGATGCGTCCGCTGGCCTTGGCCCGTTTTTTTCTTCGGTGCTCGCCTTGATCGACTTCTCGACGAGGACGGCAACGAGCGTCTGGACCTTTCCAACCGGCAGGTTCAGGAGCGGCGTAATGTCCCCCTCGATGAGGTCCTGGAGGGCCTCCCGGATCGCCTTCGCGGACCCGGCCCGCAGGTCGACCTCGAGGTTCTGGAGGCGCTCGAGCGATTTGAGGGTGATCTCCTTGACCCGTAGTCGGGCTTCGTCGACCTCGATCTCAAGCGGCTCGAAGAGCGTCGGTTTAGTGTCGAGCTTCAGGATGACCGGCATATTCCACCACCGTCCCTAAAGTGCGCTCGCGCCGCTGTCCATCCCGATCGTGCCGAAGAGCCCCGTGTAACCACTCTCCTGGGAGACGAAGATCTTGAACTTGACCGGGAAGATCCGCTGCGTGTCCTTGTTGTAGGTCAGGTCCAGGCCAGTGATCGGATAGGCCTTGTAGAGGTGGATCCACTTGCAGGGTTCGGTCGAAATGAGGTTTCCACAGAGCGGTTTGATGACCAGAGCCTTCGACAGCGAGTAGAGGTCGCAGCCGACCTGGTTCTCGAGCGGGATGACACAACCGCTCGCCACCGTGTTCAGCACACGCGCCAACTGGGCCACGCTCAGCCGCGTCAGCGGGACGGTGACTTCCATCACCGTGCCGAGCAGGATGGCGTTGACCGCGGCGTCACCGGCCTGGTCCTCGTTGATGTCCGAGAAGTGCGGGTCGCCGGTGATCTTGACGTCGCCCAGGGTTTTCCCCAGGTAGGCGGCGTCCGATTCTCCATAGCCCCATACGATTTCGCAGGGGCCCTTGTCCAACATGGGGGACGTAGGCATGATAAAACCTCCTAAAAAATGTTTGTTTTAGGAGGCCAAATGGCTACAATGAGAACGGCCTTGCGGTTGCGTCCTAACCAGCGCACATTCAACCTCCAAAAACCCGAGGCCGGGGAGGGGGTTGCACCCCCCTCCCAACCTCTGTATCAATCGCCTATGGCGTTGATTCCGTTCATATTCCTGACCCGGAAGCCGGCTCCGCGCAGGAGCCTTCTTCCATGCGAAAAATATAGTTTGTAGAAAAAATATGCCGCCTGTTCCCGTCCTCGCCGAGGTAGTAAGGAATGGCGACTGCCTCGACCGTCATAGCCAGGTAGTCCGGCCCCGAGCCGACGAGCCTCGCGAGGTTCCAGTTGTTCGTCCCGTGGAGCGCGTGGAAAACGGCGTAGGCGTCGGCCCGCGCCTCGAGATAGGTCTCCGCCCGGCAGAGGACCTGGATCGCGACGTCGATGACATCGACATTCGGATAGAACTCCGGCGACCCGCCCGTCTCCGAAATGAGGATTGCCCGCTGCGGCTTGTCCTGGGCCCAATGGCCGAACTGGAGCCGCGATCCGATCGGGAACCCGGTAAGGGTCTGGATGAGGGTGCAGATTTCGACGAACATCATGCCCCCCCAAGCCGCGCGGTCAGGTAAGTGGCGATGGTCCGGATGTATTTCGCCCGCAGATCCTCCCGCATCAATTTTGACTCCAGGTACTTTCTTCCGGATCCGGGCAGCGTCCAGTTGATCCTCGAATCCTCCTCGGGCGTGAGTTCATGCCAGCGTGCCGCGTAGACGATATTGAACCCGGCGAGGATCCCCCTGCCTTTTGCAACATCGGCCGGCCGTTCAGTCCTGGCTGATCGGCGCAATGCTCCGGTCTTGAACGGGACCATCGGCTCGACCTTGATCGCGTCGCGCAGAAGTTCGTTCCCGGCCCGGAATAATCCCTTATCCACATCATCCGGCATACTATTCTTGACGAGCCTAGACATGCCCTTCTCGAAATCTGAGAAGTCGATCCTAAAGCCACTCATGCCAGGTACACCTCGTAATGGGGATGCGAGAAGTCCTTCGGCTTCCTGATATCGATGATGGCCCGGTCGAACGGCTCCGCGCCCAGGATGAGTCGGTCCTCGTGGAGGAGTTCGCGGCCGAGGTAGGCAGCCCGCGTAATCTTCCAGGGGAGGTAGACCATGACGTTCGACTGGACCTCCTCCCCCTGCTGGTTGCGGACGAGCGTGGTCTTCCAGACGATGTAGCCCTTGACGTCGTACATGGTCCCGGACATCGGCTCGTTCCAGGAGTCGTTCCCGTTCCACTTGACGATCGTCACCGGGTCGACGCAGTAGGCGTTTATCATGCTCATCAGTTTTCTCGGGCCTCAATCGCCTCCCGACTCGTTGGTAGGAGGCCATGCTCGCAGTTCGGGTGAATCGGCGGCTCCTCCTCGAGCGGCGGGTAGTCCGGGTCCATGCCGGAGATCGAGTAGACGTTTCCCTCGAACGGCTTGCACTCCTCGCAGACCGTGCCGTGATCGGACCATTCGACGAGGTCATTCTCGTATTCATGGCAGAGGTCGAGCGTCGCCGCCGTGGCGGCTTCTCCGAGTTCATACCGGGCGACGAGCTCCGCATACTTGCCCATCTTGTACATCCGGTCCCCGATCTGGATGAACTGGTCGTCCTGGACGAGATCGTAGAGGTAGTCGCGGACCTCCCCAGCGAGCTTGCCGTGGCTGATCTCCGTCCTCACGGCGTCGGCCGCCATCTTCTTGACCTTCTCCTCGGCCTGTTCGAACCTGTACTGCTCCTGGACGGGGACCATCCCGACCGCCCTCGAGGCGACCGCGGCGGCGGCGAGGTACTTGTCGACCGTCCCCGGGATCGAGTTGTTCGCCCGGAGGAGGAAGACCATCAGGTCGTCGGCGATCCGGCGCGGCTTCGAGACCAGGGTCTTCTGGCGCGGCTTGCGGCCGAGGATCTGGAGTGCCGTCTTTGCGATCCTGGCCGACTTCGCGTAGGCCCGGGCGGTTGCCTCGGAGGCCCACCTGTCGGCCGCCACGTTGAGTGTCCTCACGAGTTCTGCCGCCTTTGCGCGCGCGGCTGCCGCCCGGACGTCCGAGTAGTTCGCCGGGTCGACCGCGAGCAGACTCCGCCGGAGCTCACGGCCCGCCGCACCGTAGATCCCGCTCAGCCGTTCGATGTCGTTCATCTTAAAAGTCGTGCACCTTCGTATGGACCGACTCCTCCTCGTCCCGCGCCAGGTCAACCGCCCCGAACTCGTCGTAGTCGACAAGCCAGGGGAAAAGGATCGCCTCCACGACCGCGGGGACGGGCAGATCCTGGAGCCGCTGGACGTCGTACTTCTCCTTGACTACCCCGGCCTCGATGACGCCCTGTGCCTGGAGGCCCTTCCTCCGGTCCTCGTCCTCAAGGTGACAGGCGAGGTAGTAGGCCTCCTCCGCCTGGGCCATTCGGAGTTTGATGATCTCGACTGCGGTCGCATCCGCGTAGAGCGGCAACTCCCACCGGGGGTCATTGAAGAGTCGGTTGTAGGCTTGGAGGAGGACCTTGTCCTTGTACGGGAACCCGGACCCGCTTCCGAGGTCGTCCCAGCAGGCAGTCTCCAGCCGCTCATTCGCGAAGTAGTCGTTTGCCTCGATGATGTCGACGAAATATCCTATCGGCATGTTGGCCTCCTATTCCTTCATCGCCATCACCGAGAACCCGCTCGGGAAAAACAGGCGGTCCCTGGCTTGCAGAACACCGTTGACCTGTTCGTAGGGATGGGAGGTCGGCTTCTGGTGGGTCGCCCGCTTCACGCTCTCGATGATATTTTTGAGGGCGTTGGGCCGGGAATCCCGATACCGGACAAGGAGCGTTTGCATATCCGGGTTATAGGCCGTCGTGACGGAGTCTCCGAATATGCCAAACAGGTACTTTTCGACAGCCAGGGCCGTGAGAAGATTTTGGAGATTCTGCTTGTTCATCGCATCCATTTGTTCCCTCGCTTTCGCCTCGTCGATCATCGCACCGCCTTCCTATTCCTGCGGCGGCCGGTCGGCGATGTCATCGTAGCCGACGACGTCGAAGTCCGCGGCCATGCCCTTCTCGAAGCCGGCAAGGTCGACTTCGAGCGTGACCGGGACATCCTCGAGAGTGCCCGGGACGAACTGGTCGCTTGAGAAGCTCCAGTTCCCGCTCATCCCGGCGATGTCCAGGTAGACCGTCTTGGCGTGGCCGGCCTCCCGGATGATGGTCACA